AACCCTATAGGGTACTACATAGACCCACACACTGTCAAGGCCTGCCATGTACTACCATAGTCGAAGACAACAGAGCTTGACAGACTTCAAAGTCTATGCAATAATGGTATAGGCCTATATAGTAGGCCGGGGAGGGGCTATATAGCTATGTAATTTATACAGTACCCACCGAGATACAAAAAAGGCCTAAAATATAACCATAATTCCCCACTTAATAGCCTTTATTAAACCAATAACAACTATCAAGCAACACTTTGATATCTAAACAGTTTTTAGAATCTAAACCGAATCAAATATTTATTTACTTGGAATTTAGAAAAAAGGGTTGACTTTTATAAAAAATTATGCTATACTATCAAGCAACTAAAAAGGATAGTTTATGACGGAAACCAAGCCTAAACGTGGTCGTCCAAGAAAGACTGATATCGAAGCTAAGAAGAAGGGTAATCGAGTTGCTCGTGGCAGACCTCCGGGAGATGCCTCTAGAATTAATGAATTCAAAGCCCGACTGTTAGCAACATCAGGTGATAAGGTAATTAATAAAATTATTACTATTGCCTTGGATGATGAACATCCCGGACAGATGGCGGCATTAAAGATGTGTATGGATCGTGTATTGCCTTTGAGTTATTTTGATAAAGATAAAAACACTACAGGCAAAGCATCTGTTAATATTACAATCAGTGGGATTGGTGAACAGGCTGTTGTTTCCGCTGAAGAACCAATTGAAGCGGAGTATGTAGATGTCACTGAATAGTAACTTGGTTGAACTAATCAAAGAAGATTTAATTCGTCATGAAGGTTGTGTCTTGGAAATCTATCTGGATTCTGAACATCTGCCTACCTTTGGTATCGGACACTTAGTCATTGAAAGTGATATTGAGTCTTCATGGCCTGTGGGTACACCGGTCACCAAAGATCGAGTAGACGAAGTATTTGAAGCTGATTTCAATACAGCATACTCTGATGCCTGTGCAGTCTTTCTTAATCTTGAAAGTAACCCAGATAATGTTATCCGAGTTTGTGTTAACATGGCATTTAATCTTGGACGTAATAGACTTTCAAAGTTTAAACGCATGATTGAAGCAGTCAACGCAGGCTTTTATAATCAAGCCGCTGATGAAATGGTTGATTCAAAGTGGTATGGTCAAACAGGTCGCCGTAGCAAAGAGCTTGTGGAGCTAATGCGTGGATCTTAATGTTGAGCTTCTTCCTTGGCAACAAGAAGTCTTTAACGATCCTACTCGATTTAAAATAGTTGCCGCAGGGCGACGAACAGGCAAGTCACGATTAGCGGCTTGGATGTTAATTATTAATGCATTGCAAACTGATCGAGGACATGTATTTTATGTTGCACCGACTCAAGGGCAGGCTAGAGATATTATGTGGCAAACTTTACTTGAGCTTGCTCATCCTGTTGTCAAAGGATCTCATATCAATAACCTACAGATCACCTTGATTAATGGATGTACAATTTCATTAAAGGGTGCGGATAGACCGGAGACAATGCGAGGGGTCTCTCTTAAATTCCTTGTAATGGATGAATATGCGGATATGAAGCCGAGTGTTTGGGAACAAATCCTGAGACCGGCTTTGGCAGACCAAAAAGGCCAAGCAATGTTTATTGGTACGCCTATGGGTCGAAATCACTTCTATGAACTGTACCAGTATGCAGAACTTGAAGATGATACAACATATAAGTCTTGGCACTTTACAAGCTATGATAATCCATTGCTCGATCCTGTAGAAATTGACACTGCAAAGAAATCAATGTCTAGCTATGCATTCCGACAGGAATTCTTAGCGAGCTTTGAAGCAATGGGTTCAGAAATCTTTAAAGAAGATTGGGTACAGTTTGATGATGAAGAACCTGAAATCGGAGATTATTATATTGCAGTTGACCTTGCAGGCTTTGCAGATGTTCAATCAACAGCAAAGTCTAAGAATAAAAAGTTAGACCAAACAGCAATCTCAATTGTTAAAGTCAATGAACACGGATGGTGGGTTGCTGATATTGTACATGGTCGATGGGATATTAAAAAAACTGCAAAGAAAATATTTGATGCTGTTTCATATTATGAACCTATTGCAGTTGGGATTGAAAAAGGAGCATTGAAGAATGCTGTCTTACCCTACCTGACAGATATTATGAAATCAGACCAAAGATTTTTTAGGATCGAAGAATTAACACACGGCAATAAAAAGAAAACGGATCGAATTGTTTGGGCATTGCAGGGACGATTTGAACATGGACAGATTACATTAAATGAAGGAGATTGGAATGCACAATTCTTGGATGAACTATTTCAGTTTCCAAATCCATTAGTACACGATGACTTAGTAGACTCCTTAGCCTATATCGATCAGATGGCGAAGGTTGCTTATCACTTCGATGTTGAAGAAGATGACTTTGAAATTTTAGACCCAGTAGCAGGATATTAACATGGACTACGATCACAACTTTGAAAATGACAGTTCGCTAGAAGATTGGGTAATGCAGAAATGCAACCAATGGCGAGATCATTATGAATCAAACTATCAAGAAAAGTTTGACGAATACTACCGGCTTTGGCGAGGCATATGGGATCCATCCGATGTGATGCGAGTGTCTGAGCGTTCACGCTTAATTAGTCCTGCATTGCAACAAGCTGTTGAGTCTGCTGTTGCTGAAGTCGAAGAAGCAACATTTGGTCGTGGTAAGTGGTTCGATATTAAAGATGATATGATGGATACAAATAATCAAGACATCTATCATATGCGGAATCACTTGGATGAGGATTTTCAATTTGTTTCTGCTCGCAAAGCAATTGCTGAATGTATTCTTAATGCGGCTGTCTTTGGTGTAGGCATTGGTGAAATTGTTGCAGAAGAACAGACTGAGTTAACACCAAGCTCTCAACCAGTGATGGAAGGGCAAATGCAAGCTATCGGTGTGATATCACGCCCTCGTACTGTATTTAAATTACGTCCTGTACTACCACAAAACTTTTTGATTGATCCTGTTGCAACGCATATTGATGAAGCCTTGGGTGTTGCAATCGATGAGTTTGTACCATTACATCAAATTCACTTAGCTCAAGAAGCAGGCATATATAACGATGCTTCTGTCACGTCTGCCGCACCAGATCAGGACTTAGAACCAGATCAGGACTTGACAATCTATTCAGATGATAAAGTTCGGTTAACTAAATATTATGGTCTTGTCCCAAAGTATTTGTTTGATGCAAACCGAACAGATGAAGTTAGTGAGGAAGAAGAAGACTCGGAATACGTCGAAGCAATTGTAGTTATTGCCAATGGCGGTACACTATTAAAAGCTGAGTTGAATCCCTACATGATGCAAGATCGGCCAGTTGTTGCATTTCCTTGGGATATTGTTCCGGGTCGCTTCTGGGGCCGTGGTATCTGTGAGAAAGGATACAATGCACAAAAAGCCTTAGATGCGGAATTACGTGCTCGTATTGATGCGTTAGCATTAACCGTACATCCAATGTTAGCTGTAGATGCTTCAAGGCTTCCTCGTGGCGCTAAGATGGAAATTCGTCCGGGTAAAGCAATTTTAACAAATGGTAATCCACGTGAAATCCTGCAACCATTTAACTTTGGTCAACTCGATCAAGTTACATTTGCACAGGGCAAAGACTTAATGAATATGGTGCAGATGGCAACCGGGGCAATTGATGCCGCAGGAATACCCGGCAGTATCAACGGTGACTCAACTGCCGCAGGCATTTCAATGTCACTTGGAGCAATTATCAAGCGACACAAGCGTACATTGATTAATTTCCAAGAAGCATTCTTATTACCGTTTGTACGTAAAACTGCATATCGTTATATGCAATTTGATCCACAGCGTTACCCTGCACAGGATTATAAGTTTGTACCTGCCAGTTCTTTGGGGATTATTGCTCGTGAATATGAAGTAACACAACTTGTTCAATTACTACAAACGATGTCACCTGAATCGCCAATGTACCCAATGTTGATTGAGTCAATTGTAGATAACATGAACTTGAGTAATCGTGAAGAAATTATTGCAGGACTCAAACAAGCTAATCAACCAAATCCAGAACTACAACAAATGCAATCACAATTACAACAGATTGAGATGGCAAAGCAACAAGCAACTCTGCAGAATGTTCAAGCACAGACCGCAGAGATTATGTCAAGGGTTCAACAGAATAATGTTGAAACTCAATTGCTACCTGTTGAAGCTGAGACAGAACGACTGGACGCTTTGCTGAAAAACATTGGCAAAGATGATGCAGAAATTGACTTTGAACAACGAGCTAAATTAGCTGAATTAGTTCTCAAAGAGCGTGAGCTAGAAACAAAAGAAGATATTGTTGCAATGCAAATGAGGAAAAACTAATGATTACAAAAACAGAACTTCAACAAGTTGTCAATCAAATTAATAAAATTCTGGACAAATTAGATAAACGCATCACAGCGTTAGAAGAAAAACCAAAGTCCGTGAAAAAAACTACAACAAAAGTTGCTGAAGAGGCTTGACATTTTTAAAAAAGTATGCTATAATATTTATATATTCAGAGCACCGATAGAAGGAGAATGCTTTGACCCCAGAAGATCAAGAGTATTATGAACTCTATTTAGATCTGTTTACAACCAAAGGTTGGAAGCAGTTTCAAACTGAAATACAAGAAATCTTTGATTCCTATCGTATTGAAGACATCAAAGATGAAACAGAACTTTATCGTGTCTTAGGCGAACGTAATATCCTTCAAAGGCTATTAAGTTTTGAAGACGGGATAAAAACAAATTATGAAGTCAACTTGGAGAGCTTTGATGCTCAGACGATTTGATTTCAAATGTACTGCATGTGCTTTGGTAGAAGAACAGTGGATTGACCACTTGGATCAATTTGCCACTTGCCCAACATGCGGTGAAACAGCACAGCGGATAATCTCTAGTGTATCCACACAGTTCAAAGGCATTGGATGGCCCGATGCTGATGATAAGTGGGCAAGGGATCACGAAAGAGCCGCTAAGAAATAATACATCCATAATGCTACGGCACGGAGTTTAACAATATGGCACGTATATTAGATCAAGAACCCGAACTACTACAAGAAGGTGAAGAGTTTACATCCTTAGAACCTCAAGAAGAACCAACTGAAGAACCCGTTGAAGCTCCTGTAGAAGAGCCAAGCAACGCAGAAGATGACCTTCCTGAGAAGTATCAAGGCAAAGACATTAAAGACATTGTGCGGATGCACCAAGAAGCTGAAAAGCTATTAGGCCGCCAAAGCTCTGAAGTCGGTGAACTACGCAAGATTGTAGATGATTTCGTTAAGTCTCAGATTGAAGCGTCAACTAGCCCACAACAAAAAGACGAAGAAATAGACTTCTTCTCTGAACCTGAGAAAGCAATTGAAGCGGCAATAGCCAAGCATCCTAAAATCCGTGAGGCGGAAGAGATGTCAATGGCTATGAAGCAACAAGCAATTCTCACTAAGCTACAGTCAAGCCATCCTGACTTTTCAGAAATCATACAAAATGAAAAGTTTGCAGAATGGGTGACAGGCTCTAAAGTACGTTCTGAATTGTATGAACGAGCAGATAAACAATTTGATTACGATGCCGCTGACGAGTTACTATCTTCTTGGAAAGAACGTCAAAACATTGTACAAGAGACTGCCAAAGTGCAAGAAGAAGATCGGAAGCGTCAGCTAAAAGCGGCTTCAACAGGAAGTACCAAAGGTTCAGGCGAAGCACCGAGTCGGAAAATCTATCGTCGTGCTGATATTATTAAACTAATGCAAACTGACCCAGAGCGTTATCAAGCACTTGCAGAAGAAATTCGAACTGCTTACGCCGAAGGTCGAGTCCGATAGCTTTATAGGAGAAACTAATGGCTACTGCAACTTATCCGGGAGCAGGCGGCTTTACAGCAAAGACTGAAGCGGCTACCTTTATCCCAGAACTATGGTCTGACGAGATCGTTGCCGCATACAAGAAAAATCTTGTTGCCGCTAACCTCGTTAACAAAATGTCAATGTCAGGCAAGAAGGGTGACAAACTACATATCCCTAAGCCTACTCGTGGCGATGCGAATGCAAAAGCCGCTGACACTGCTGTTACAATTATTGCAAACACTGAATCAGAAGTTGCAATTGATTTGAACAAGCACTACGAATATTCTCGTTTGATCGAAGATATTGTAGAAGTTCAAGCTCTTGATTCACTTCGTCGCTTCTACACAGAAGATGCGGGTTATGCACTTGCCAAGCAAACTGATTCTCATCTGTTGAATCTTGGTCTGCGTTTTGGCGATGGCTCTGCAACTGAAGCAGAAATCAATGGAACATGGACTCCAGATGCGTGGGAAAACTCAAATGTTTTCTACGTAGATGCGTCTAACGGCATTGTAACTTATACTGATGATACAATGGAAGATACAGATGTCTTTACTGACCTTGCTTTCCGTGAACTCATCAAAAAGATGGACGATGCAGACACTCCAATGGACGGACGTTTCTTTGTTGTTCCACCATCTGTACGTCAGATTATGCTCGGCATTGAGCGTTACTCAAGCTCAGACTATGTTGGTAACAATGTAGTTAACAACGGCTTGATCGGCACTCTTTACGGTGTAGATATCTACGTTTCAACTAACTGTCCTGTCATTGAAACTGCCGCAGAAAATACTGCGACAACTTCAGCACAAGACACTCGTGCGGCAATCCTTGCTCATCGTGACACAATGGTGTTAGCAGAGCAAATGGGTGTTCGTTCACAAACTCAGTACAAGCAAGAATATCTTGCAAACTTGTACACTGCAGATACTCTGTACGGTGTTCAGGTTCTTCGTCCTGAGACTGGATTCGTGTTGGCAATGCCTTCAGGAGTCTAATCCCTCTGGTTAGCCCCTTCGGGGGCTTTCCTCTTTACAGTTTTCCTCTTTCACACCTACGGAGAAAACCATGTCTAAATTAGCAATTGACGCTAACGCAAAACCTATTCAGGTACTGCGTCCTAATTCAACTCAATTAGTGAACATTCGTTCAACATCGAATACAACAGCAACCGGTGCATCAAAAGGCGGACGTGTGTTACGTTTAGCCACAGATATCGATTGTTTTTATGCGATTGGTTCAACAGCAACAACATCAGATGTGTATCTTCCTGCAGGCACTGTTGAGTATATCCACGTCTTTGAAGGCGATAATGTATCTGTTATCCGTTCTACGGCTGATGGTACGTTATACGTAACGGAGATGGTCTAATGTTTTCGTTCAATCCTCTGAATAAACTTAAAACTAATCAATCTGCACAGGGAATTAAACCACAGCTTGACCTACGGTTTGCAGAGGATTTGGCGTTAGACAGTCGAGTCGATTTCTCCAGAGGCTCCAACGCCACGGTGGTGGACTCAGACGGTACGCTGAAGTGGGCGGGGCATAATCTTGTTACTTATTCTGAACAATTTGATAATTCTGCATGGCAAAAAGGCGGCAGTGTTTCTGTTTCTGCCAATACAACGAATGCTCCTGATGGAACTTCTACAGCCGATACTTTATCAGGTGCAGATGGAACGAGTTTTACTTCTAGTGACAATGTAATCAGAAGGCTAATCACCCCACCATCTTCTTCTTGGAATTTTAACTTTTTTGTAAAAACCTTGGGAGCGACAACAGGTCGTCTTTATTTTCGAGATGGAACGACAGGCGTTATTCAAACGCAAGATTTTACACCCACGAGTGATTGGGTTTTAGTCAGCAAAACATTTACTTTATCTAATTCTGGATTTGCATACATAGGGAATACGGATGGAGACATTGCAATCTGGGGCGCTCACGTCTACGAAGCCGACAAAGAAATGCAAGAGCGCACAGACGTTGCCACAGGCTTAGAAACCTACTACCCAACGACAGCCTCTGCCTACTACGCACCACGCTTTGACCATGACCCTGCCACCAA